GGCCTCAAAAGGGTTGCTGGTTTTTTTATTAATTACAATGTACCACCTAAGCCGTACACGTTAGCAAATTCTTTTTAGAAACAGTGGAGAAACTAATTGACATTGACGATACTGTTAGTATAATATCTTATGTACAACCTATTTTATTATGGAGCTTACATGAATATTTTTGTTTTAAATCAAGACCCAGTTATTGCAGCTCAACAACACTGTGATAAACACTGTGTTAAAATGGTTTTAGAACTATACCAACAGCTTGGCTCTGCCTTGCGTCGTCATGGTGCTACTGACAGCGTGATGCCAGTTACTCAAAAGGGAACCCCTCTCAAAGGCGGTTATCATAATCACCCGTGTACTCGATGGGTTGGAGACAGCAGAAAAAACTTTGCCTGGGCCTGCGAACATGCCATCGGTCTAGCAGAAGAATACACTTACCGTTACGGCAAAAGACATGCTTGTCATGACGGCATTCTAAAGATGCAAAAGCTTGCACACATGATTCCTCACGGCAAACTAACGGCATTTGCTCAGGCTATGCCAGACGAATACAGGAATGCTGATGCGGTTACTGCATATAAAAGCTACTACGTACTAGATAAGTATAAGAACATTCAAATGACTTGGACTAAGCGTAAATGTCCAAACTGGTTTAAGGAAAGGGTTGATAATGTCTGATAAATGTAAAGCTCGATACGTCGTAGAACAAATTGATTGTGATAATGACAATAGAATCACGCCCAATGAAAGAGTTTGGAAAATTCGGGATCTTCAAACTGATCATCTTGGTTTTGCATCTTATATGACAGAAGAAAGAGCAAAAGTTGCAGCGGAAAGGAAAAATTGGTCGCCGTGATATCTCATGAGAAAAATTTTATATTCATACACATTCCTAGATGTGCTGGAAATTCTATAGAAAAAGTATTGGAAAAATGGTCTAAAGAACTTAGATCAGCGTCTGCTTTACAACGTCAAGGTTTTAGGCCTAATTTCTCAGAAAGACATTTTACTTTAAATCAATATGCTGACGAAGTAGATATCTCAAAGTTTTTTTCTTTTGCTATAGTTCGGCATCCTTTAACAAGAATGCGGTCTATATACAAATGGGGCATTGAAATTATGCCAAAAATAATTAGAGGAGAATCTGCTAATTTTAAGAATCATCATACTTGGAAAAGTAAAAGTTTTGATGAATGGGTGCAGTCTGAAGAATGGATGCGGTCAAGACAAGTGATATATAAAAATAAAAAAGGAAAAATAATTCCAGCATTTAATAAAACTCAAAGAGAATGGCTTTGTATTAATAATAAAATTCGCATAGATTATTATGGAAAATTTGAAGATTTAAATAATTCTTGGGGTTATATTTGCAACAAATTGAATATTAATGAACCTTTGCCGTTTATGCACAGCACGTCAAATTCAAACATTGACTGTAGTAAAAAAACCCAGGCAATTATTGAAAACCATTTTAAAGAAGATTATGAAGAATTTAATTATTAAACATTGACAATCAAGATTTTTAGATTATACTTATTACATAGTTAGGAGATCTTGCTGTTCCCACTAAGTGTTCAGATCTTTAAAAGTAGATCGGCTGGGAATTATCAGGACGGTAATCAACAAACATGCGGCAGTAGCTTAGTTGGTTAAAGCCCCGTTCTTATAAAGCGGAGATCGCTGGTTCAAGTCCAGCCTGCCGTACTTTGGCAACGTAGCTCAATTGGTTAGAGTACTGGACTGTCGATCCAGTGGTTGCGGGTTCAAGTCCCGTCGTTGTCGCTTTAAAACTTGGCCTGATAGTTAAACGGATATAACAAGGGTCTTCTAAACCCTAGTTCGAGGTTCGATTCCTCGTCGGGCTACTGTACTTCCATCAACAAAGGCAAGTTTTACGGTTCTTGGCCGAGATGGAAGGGTGAACAAAACCGTCATTTTTTTAAAAAAGGAAAAACACAAATGATTAAGTTCAAAAGAAATGCCAAATTTTGGGGATTAGATCTTTCAGAGCTTGAAGAAGATTTTAAAAAAGAACTTGAAACTCAGAGAAGAATTTCTAAGCATGTTAGAAATATGATTAGAAATGGTGAAATTACATGGATTACATCAGATAAAGATCTTATACTTGCAGATGGAACCAAGCAAACAAAAGCAAAATTTAAGGATTCTATTTCTTATTTGTTTGACGAAGATGCTTGCAGCGAATCAATGAAACGCAACTGCGTGATAACTGTCCTTCATAGTTACCGTGGCTACTGGCAAAGAAATAAAGACAGGATTCTTGACATCAAATGTCCTATTGGATTTAAGTATAAATCTTTTAGGTTTAACGAGGCCGCGATTAAGGTTGATAAAGAAAATAAAGTTCTTCTTGTTAAAACAATGTATATGCCTACAGGTAAATTTAGAAAAGTCCCCTACAAGTATAGTTTAAAGGAAGATCTTATTACAAAAAAAGAGTTTGGCGGCAACATTTCTTTCACGCAAAAATGCTTTGTTGCTGGAATTAATGTTGAAGTAAATGAATACGTTTCCAATGATATCCTTGCTTTCGATATTAATAAAGATTCTAAATCTTGGATATATTTTAATGACGGAACTGTAATCACTAAGCCCGAAACCTTGATTAAGTTAGAAAAAGAAATCAAAGAAATTAATCATTCTTTAGACAAAGATAAAAAGGTTCCGATTAAAAAGAGAGAATTAAGATCTAAACAACGTAGAAAGCTAAGATTGCAAATTCAAAAAAAGCACCAAAAAGCCAATAGAATTGTTTTTAAAATTTGTAAAGATATTCTGTCAACAGTTATTAAAAACAAGCAATTACTTTGCATTGACGGTGTAAGCATTGCGACAGCTGGAACTTTTGGGCAAGATAAAATTATCCCAAATCTGCGAACAATGTGTGAAAATCAAGGAGTTCCTTTTTATGTAACTCCTACTACAAATACTTCTAGAAGGTGTGCTCTTTGTGGACACATACATAAAAATAACAGAAAAACTGCTGACGAATTTCACTGCATTGAATGCGGGCATCAAGACAACGCGCAATTAAACGCAGCGCATAATATTGCCCATACAGGAAAAAGATTCTTAGACGTTGGAGTTCCTTTTGGGAGTTGGGATCATCGAAATGCGGATAAGTTAGTCGAAGAATATACTGTTGGCGACAAAGCTGAAAACTCAGAAGAAATGGCAATTGATTTTGAATAAGGGAATAATGAATGTCTGATACTAATTACATTAAATTGACTGGCGTTATTGGTAATGTTAAAGAGTTTAATGGCAAAACCATGAATGTTGTTACATTCGGCATTGGTAATACAAGAGTCCGAGGTAAGGACAAGGAATGGTTTAATATCAAAGCGTTTGGCAAACTCGCTGATGACATTATTGCTAATCAAGTACAGGGAGGAGATACCGCAGAAGTAGAAGGACAACTTTGTTCTGAAAAATGGACTGGCAAAGACGGTCGGACCCGACATGATATTTACATCAGAGCTGATGCATTCAACCATTTAACCAAAAAGAATTCGTCTAATTTTACTCCGTTAAATGTTGAAAACCCAGAAATGTCGATTGATTTTGAATAATGGATTTTGAATAATGCGTACCTTTCTCAACCAAATGATTTTTTTAGTCTTGACTTCTATTATTATTAGAGTTATACTTGTGTTTCTACTTAAAGGAGTTCTTAGTCACTAAGAAAAGTAAAAATGGTTTTATGGTGGAATTGTAATAAATGTGGTAAACCCACCGATGAATTTGAATCTACAAATAATCTATGTCCTAAATGTAACAAGGAAGATAAAGAAATGATGTCTAGTAGTACTGAGGAATTTTGTATTAAAAGCACATGGAGATTGCATGAAAACCGTTTTTTTGAAGATTTGGATCAAAACCCTGTTCCAATTCTTGTTAAAAAGGTTCATGAAGATGGAAACCTCAGTAAAAAGAGAAATTCCGATATCGCCTGGGATGTAACTTGTGTGTCAGATGATAAATGGCATTCTGATGAAGAAGGAACATATTTTGATTTAGAACCTGGAGATCAGTATACATTTAGCACTGGCATTCAGGTTGCTACCCCAGACCGATACGGATTCTTGATTAGAGACAGATCTGGCATTGGAGTTATGGGAATTTCTCATACTGCTGGAGTTATCGAAGGAACTTATAGGGGAGAATGGAAGATCCATCTGATTAACCATGGACCCCATGTGTACAGATTCCGATCTGGAGATAGAATTGCTCAAGCTGTTTTAACCCCTATTATTCCTGCAACAATTACGCAGGTGGATGATTTACCGTCAACTGATCGAGATGATAAAGGTTTTGGTAGTTCTGGGAGGTAGTCTGTGAAAATCTTAGGATCAAGAAAACTAGACTTTGACGATGTTCTAATCAGGCCAAAAAGCTCTGAGGCTGCTAGTAGGGCAGATGTAGATATCTCTAGGAAGTTCAAAGAATTTCCACATTCGCCCAGAACCTTAAGGTGTGTGCCCATTATTGCTGCAAATATGGATACCACTGGTTCGTTTGCGATGGCTAATGAGTTAACAAAAAGAGGCTGGATTACATGTCTTCATAAACATTACGGCATTAATGAATTGGTCGATTATTATGATGAAATTTTTGGTGATTTAGACCCTTGCAAAAAAGCTGAAATCGTAAAAGAGAAGATAAGCCACGTATGGATATCTATTGGTATTAGTGATCATGATCTGAATAAGCTTAGGGTTTTTATTAGTCATGCTGGTTTTTGCCCTAACTTATGTGTAGATGTGGCAAATGGGTACACAGATCACTTTGTGGACAAAGTTGCCGAAATTCGATCTATTTCTCCAGATTCCATTATTATGGCTGGGAATGTGGCTACTGGAGAACAGGTCGAAAGATTAATTCGCCAAGGTAAAGCCGATATTGTCAAGGTTGGTATTGGACCTGGAAGCGTATGCACTACTAGAATCGTAACGGGGGTTGGTTATCCCCAGCTCTCCGCTACGATTGAGTGTGCTGATGCTGCCCATGGCTCTCAAAAGGGTTACATTTGTGCGGACGGAGGATGTAAATATAGCGGCGATGTCTGTAAGGCTTTCGGTGCTGGTGCTGATTTTGTTATGCTTGGTAGTATGTTGTCAGGAACAGAACCTTGTGAAGGAGAATGGGAATATAAAGAAGGCAATTTTGAGAAATCTAGGTTAAAATATTATGGGATGTCATCTTATACCGCACAAGATAAATATAGTGGAAAATCTACCTATCGACCAAGCGAAGGAAAAGCGGTTTATGTTGACTACAAAGGGCCAGTTGAATATATTTGTCAACAGTTAGAAGGTGGTATTCGCTCCTGTTGTACTTATATCGGAGCAAAGAAAATAAAGCATATGAACAAATGTACGACATTTATAATGGTTAATAGAACACATAATACATTTTATGAAAACAGGGTAAGCCCAGAAGAATCTAGAAATTCTATTAAAGGATAAAAACATGGAAGCCGATACTAAAAAAGTAAACCTTTTCTGTCTGCCAAATACAAGTGGGTATGGTTGGACAGGTTATCAAATATTAAAGCGATTGATGGCTAATGATTGGGATGTATTTTTAGACGTTCCCAAAAGAGGTAGCAGTGCTTTCAGCCTTCAAATGGAAGGCGATATTCAAAATGAATTGATACAAAAAGCTAGAAGAGAAATGATGTTCCATTATGATGCTGTTAATTTAACAATTTGGCACCAATGGGACTTACATAATAGTATTGGAAAAGGCAGAAATGTTGCTTATACATTTTTTGAAGTAGATCATTTATACCCTTATGAAAAACATTCTATGAATTATGTTGATGAACTTTGCGTCACATGTGAATGGGCAAAGGGCGTTTGTGAAAACAACGGCATCACCACTAATATTAATATAGTTCCTCTTGGTGTAGATTCTAATTATTTAAATTCTCATGTTTTTAATCCAAAATTTTTAAATCTAGAAGAAGAAAGAAAAAAACCCACAATCTTTTTGAATTCTGGAAAATGGGAAGTGCGTAAAGGCCATGATGTTTTATATAAAATATTTAACAAAGCGTTCAATGTGGACGATAATGTAGAACTATGGATGACTGGCCATAATCCTTATGTTGAAGGCGTATGGGAAACCAAAAGCTGGGAATCCATGTATTTGGATAGTCCAATGGGCAAGGCTGGGAAGATTAAGATTTTCCCATGGGAAACCACTCATGAAGACCATATTAAAATATTAAACCAATGTGATTGCGGAATATTCCCAAGTAGAGGGGAGGCGTGGAATCTTGGAGTTCTTGAATTAATGGGATTAGGAAAAGATGTTATTGTAACAAATTATTCTGGGCATACAGAATTTTGTAATGAATCAAATTCTCATTTAATAGATATAGAAAACCTTGAAACTGCATATGACGGTAAATGGTTTAATAATCTATTGACTCCAGGCAATTGGGCAGACATTGGCCTTAATCAAATTGAACAGGCTGCCGAACTCATGAAAAAAGTCCACCAGAAAAAACAGGAGAATGGATATATTCTAAATGAAGAAGGTGTTAAAACTTCTAAAACATACACATTAGATAATACTTATAAAAAGATGGAAGAAATCCTAATTAAAAACAGCTAGAAAACCTCCATTAACAAAGGTGAGTTTGAGACGGTTCTCAACCGAGATGGAGGCACGCACAAAACCGTCATTTTTTCACCTAGTTATTTACTTTTTTTACATGTTTTACATGGAGGTTCTGAAGAGATGAAGAGTTTACTTTTAACATTGGGTGTTTTTGTTATTGGGTGCCAACTAATGTCTCCTTCTGTATGGGGCGAGGAAACCACCCAACAAAAAAGATCGAGACTTATTGGAAAACTAAATAATAATTTACTTAACACGCACAACCGCGAACGCCAACGAAACGGTCGTCGTCCTTTTATTCTAGACAAAAGGCTGACCGCAGCGGCACAAAAACACGCTGATTGGATGGCTAATAATAGTAATTTAAGCCACACAGGAAAAAATGGATCAAGCCCGTCTCGACGAGTTGGATCTGGTTTTAACGGAATCGGAGAGAACATCGCATTCGGCCAATCTGGTTATAACGAAGTCACAAGAGACTGGATGAATTCCAGTGGACATAGAGCTAATATTCTAGGCGGATATAATACAGTTGGATTTGGAGCTGCCAAAGCTAAAAACGGAAGAATTTACTGGTGTGCGGTTTTTGGCAATTGCAATTTCTGAAAATAATGATACAATCGAGTTTCGATTAAAGAAGACATTCACAAATGTCGATAAAACTTCCATTAACAAAGGTGAGTTTGGGACGGTTCTCAACCGAGATGGAGGAGGAGACAAAACCGTCATTTTTTTACCCGCTTTAAAACCCAAGGAGAATTGAATGGCAAAAAATAATATTGATATTATTGGAATTCATGATAAAAAAATAAAGCTTCCTCAAAAACCAAACAAAGAATTTGCTTCACTAGATGAATACATCACCATTGCTAAAAAATGTATTTCACGCCATGCTAATAAGTTTAGACCAAACCTTGCTAAAGAAATGCTAGGAAATGAAGATGCCGTCTCTAATATCGCTCATGCTGCAATGATGGCCGACTGGGCATTTAACGGCAAAGGCAATTTACACGGATTTAGAAAAGAAAGAATCCTATTTGCTATCAGGTGTTATTTAACAAGAAGTTGTAAAAATAATAAAAGAAATACATTATCACTAAATCGTCTTATAAATTCAGACAAATCTCAATCAACAACTTCTTTTCTAGATCGTCTTGTTGACAAATCGCCGACTGTTGAAGATACTATGTTTCAGAAAGAAAAAATTGAAAAACTGAAAAATTTAATAAAAGAAGCTAATATTCCAAAAAATGCTAAAAAATACATACAAATGCACTTTTTTGAAGGGCAATCAATCGCCTCTATCGCAAAGAAAAATGGCGTAAGCAGACAAGGAATATACACTCTGATAGATAGATCCCTTTCAAATATTAGAAAAAGCGGTGTGAATGACGACTTTTTTCGGAGTATAATAAGTAATGACTAAAATACATTTAATTATTATTGGTTTAGATTGGCAAACAACGGAATACAATGTTTTAACTAATCAAGAAAATTTAAAAAATAGCGTATTTCTACCGTATGAACTAGAACTGTCAGACGATGAAGATCCTGAATTTGTAGCAAAAAAGATCTTCTCAGGTATATGCACAATTAGTACTGATTGGATTGATTTAAATATTGTTTCCGCAATCCGAAACGAAGAAACCAAAGATTTAGAAATTACATATTCTTGCGTTATTCCTAATGACTCAAACATTCCCGAAGAACATAAGTGGTTATCAGTAAATGAACCAGGAATACAGTTTAAAAATTTTTCAAATCTAATGAAAAGTATAAGAGGCATTGATTAACATGAATTGGGTCGACAAAATCTTAGGTCATAAAAAACAAACAAAAGAAGAAATAATTAATGAATTTGAAGAACAAGTAGCTTATATTGAGAAAAAATATGAATCAAGCTTAATGAAAACTATTAAACCTCAAGGCATTGAAGAAAATCTGCGATGTATTGTAGAGTTTGCAGTAGACAATAATAATGAAATATCCTTAAATATTAAATGGAATACAGACGACGATATTACAGCAGTATCTATAGGACAGTTATTATTTGCTATTAATGAAGGTGAATATAAGGAAACAGCTAAAGATATTTTAATTGGAGTAGCTAAAGATTACCCTCACAAAGAAGACTTTATTATCAAATGTTTTGAATCTTGGAGATTTAATAAAGACCAAGACCCTTTGATTAAACCGTCTCAAGTATTCGGAATGGGAAAACAACCAGGAGGAGTATTTCAACACGGTTATAAAAGTCAATAAAGGTATAAAACCATGCACCAAAAGAAGATCAAAATAACGTTTTTACTCGACAAATCGGTTGGGAAAAATGGAGAGATCCGTATGGATCAGACATAATGGACACGGAATGGCCTGGAGCATTTGGAACATTTGAAACAGACGAACTCATTAGAAAAGCTGTAAACGGACAATTGCCTAAAGATATAGAAGAGATTATGGAAGAAGAAGAAGTCTGGAATGATGAGATTGAAGACGAATTAGAAGAATCTCCTATTGATATTAAGCAGGTTAAAATGGGAATTATGGCAACGCCGATGGGAATTATTCCTATTACAGAACATACAGCTGCTGGACAAGTTTTTAACTTCTGGACTGCCCATACAAATTTTAGAATGACTCAAAATATTCTAAATATTGTGGACCAAACAGATGGAATTGAAAGCGTTGATCTTTTTACTCCATATAGATGGAGAATTGCTATCGGGAAAGTCTTTGATAGTTCTACCGTTAAAAATGATGTAATGAGGAATTTACAAGCAAAACCAATCGTCCCGTAGAGAAAAATTATGGAAGCTGCATTATCTTGGATAGGGCAAATATTTGACTTCTTATTTAGTCTACTGCCAACTCCAATAATTTGTAGGACAACTCATGAAGGCGTGAAATTTGCGGCTGGAGATCAGGTAAAAGTAATACGTCACGACAACGGAATCCTGTGGCCTTATATGGTTAAAAAATGGTTTCCAATTCGTTTTCGCAATTGTGGTATCCACTTTTATTGGCCTTTGACTACGCAATATGAATTAGTGCCAATTAAAAGACAAACTACGAATCTTGTTGCACAATATCTATGTACAGCGGATAATAAGACTGTAGGAGCATCTGGCATCTTTGTGTACGAGGTTGCAGATGTAGAAAAGCTCCTAACAGAATGTTTTGACTATGAGGATACTATTAGAGATATTGCTCTATCATGTATTAAATCAGTTATAGTACAACACGATAAACAATACTTATTAGAAAATAGCGATGCTTTAGACAAAGAATTGACCAAGGTTTTGCGAGAACAATTGAGAAGATTTGGTATAAAAACTGTTCGCTGTACATTAACAGATTTTACTCAATGTAAAGTATTAGCTCACTGGGGATTTGACGTTTCGGTAAATAATGGATACACAGAACAAGAAGAATAGCACAACAATCTTAGAATACGCCTGTTACGATGAGGTGCTTACTGAAAATATAAAGTCTAATGTATTTAAAGCAATAGATTTAGGTGTTCATGGAATTTCTGTTCCAGCAGCACATATAACAGCTATTGCAGACTTAATACCCGAAGGCATGATTTTATCATGTCCAATAGATTGGCCCGAAGGAAGATCGTCTAACAGTCTTAGAATTCACGCCGCCACTAAAGCAATTCATAAAGGAGCCAATGCTTTAGATTTAGTAGCAAATTGTGTGCTGTTTAGAAATGGGCGCGAAGTCGATTTTATGCAAGACATCAACTCAATTAAGAGTTTAGCAGATGATAAAAATGTTACACTTAGAGTTATGGTTGATCATAGAAAATTGGAGGACGGAAAACAGTTTCGACAAATGGTGGAGTTGGTAAAGTGTACGGGCGTCGAGTTTATATTTTGCGCCACTGGACAATACATTGACGACATTCATGACAACTTAATACTTTGTAACATGGCGCAAAACGATTTTGATGTAAACGCAATAGCAAATGCCAGCTTATTTCTGCCTAACCATTTAAAAGCTACTAGAGATACTGGCCTTTTCGGTGCAAGATTTCATAAAATCAAAGCACTGGAAAACTGTCTTGTTGGTGTATAATATAACTACGAAATAAGGATCTTAAACGAAGGACAAACAGGATATATGTAGGCTACTATTTGGATAAGGTAGCAAAATGTCGAATTATACACTATTTCCCGATGATGACAAAAAGCAAACAAGCGGGAGCGCAATTACAGCAACTTCGACTGTAGTTGATGGCGGTTCTTCAATCGCACTCGGAACAGCTGTTCCATCCGACACTGTTCTTACAGCCCAACTTCAACTTGGTGGCCGTTCGGCTTCCTATGGAGCACAGGTTGTCCAACGCAGAGACGTGTTTGGTGCATTCCAAGCAGCTGCGGTTACTCTTACTTCTGTTGCAGATGACGGAAACGGTTTCTGTGATTTTGAACTCGTTGGTCACACCCTATCCGTAGGCGATGTAATCAATGTAACTGGTTCAACCAGTGGTAATGTTGACGGTGTTCAAAAAGTTACGAGCGTTCCAGATGGTAGCAGTATTGTAACAGATCAGCCTTATGTTGCTTCTGGTACAGCTGGTGATTACCAACTCGTTGACGGTCGATTCGCTTCGATGACTGCCGCAACTTGGATCATCAAGGGTTACACGATGACCCCAGCTGAAATCTCTGGCACATTCTATGCTTATGGTATTAATCCTGTTAATAAGCGTAGTATCCACAAAGTTGAAGCCATCAGAACCGAAAGAGTTGCAACAGCAATTCGTGCTGGTTACTGGGACATTTACTCTGGTAGCTGGACAACAGAACCTACAGTTGCTAACGATATTAGTGACGCTGGAACTGACGAAGCAGCAACTCCGACCAGAGCCATTCCTGGTGAATTGGTCTACCGTGTTGCTGGTCAACCTGACGGTACTAATGGTATTACTCAGGCTGATTACCCTGCAAAGACTAATGGTTAATTTTTAACCAAAGGTTAATACAGTAGTTTATGAAGCCATCGTTTAGCGATAAGCGGTGGCTTCTTTTTTTTATCTAAAAGGAAATGTTAAGAAATGAATAAGGCGACATCCAATCTCACATCCCAAGCTGCAACTGTTTTAATTACTATCGTTATCTCCATGACGGGATTCTGGATGATGATCGGCAGAGAATTTGTTACTAGAGAAGAAGCTAGTAAAATAACTGAAACACGACTAGAATTAATCAAAGAGAACATGGAAAATTTTGAACAAGATTCTAGAGATCTGCAAAGAAGCATTGATGAAAATAATAACTCAATTAATAACCTAAGAATAGAATTAGCAAAATTAGAATCAGCAATGACTAGCTTATCTAATTTGTTAGAAAGAATAGAAACAAGATGAAACGCAACCACCTTAAATTCTCTGAAGCAAAAGAATATCTTCGGGAAGGAGATATTTTATTGTTTAGAGGGACTGGCATAGTCTCCTTTTTTATTAAAAGAGCCTCAGAAGGCAAATACAGCCACGTAGGGGTAGCATCATCGCATGGTCGTGGTGATGATAAAATGTGGGAATGTGTAGAATTCAGAGAAGGTAAGGGTGGCAGAACAGTAAACCTTGAGCAGTATGTTAGAACACATAACGCAATTATTGATGTATATAGACCAAAAAGCGAAATAAAAAAATCTGTTTTTGAAAAACACGGAGATAAGTGGGAATATAAAGAAAATAGATTTGCATTCGACGGAAAATGTGTTACAAATATAATGAGGCGATTAACTGGACTGCCATATGGATGGAGGAGGATATGGTGGATGGCAACTAACAAATTGCCATTTTTAAGAATTTTCATGGACATTCAGTCTGTTGCCAGCGACAAACCTCAAGATATTGTCTATCCTGTTTGCAGTACTGCTGTAGCATATTCATTTAGTAGATGTGATTACGACTTGGTACACAACAGGGCTTCAAACTGGACGGAACCGTCTGATATAGCAAGATCGTCTTTAATTCACTATTTATTTACCCTGGATGCGGATTCAGGGGAATCTTTGCCTTGGGGGATGTGGCCTGATGAATAAGGTCACACAAGATTAGATAGGACTGGATTATGCTAGGTAAACTACTTTTAGCTATGTCTGTCTGTTGGGCATCTGATCACAACATAGATATGACTCCTACTACAACAGAAGTTGATATCATTTCTTTTAATCATTTCTATAGTAAAACAGACGGAAGCCTGATTATGGAACAGGTTATACTATGGGAATTCGACCACGTTTATATTAATGTTGTTGACTGGGGCATAAAAAAAGATTGTTCCTCAGTATCTAAATTACCAAATGGTAAATATATGATACAGATGCACAAAAAAAGAAGCGGGGGGGTGGTCAAAACCTATATTGTCTTAGCTGACCAAGTTAGAGAAACACATACTTGGTTTGATCCAGAAAGAGAAGCTAGAGACTGGCAAATTGGAGATAGAAAGTTGCTTAAAGGAAAAGAAAGAATAAAAGGCGTCTTTAAGCACGACCAATTTCGATAAAATGTTGACAAGGGTCGCTTTTCATGATATAGTGTAAAGCAGAGCGAAAACATATCCATATGGATTATTCACACATAAAAGGTTAATAATTATGTCATACTTCTTAAAATATAGTAGTCTTGAGTACGGTTCTACTAATATACAAGTAACAGAATTCTCAAATTATCAGTCAGCGTTAGATGCCGCTAAAGAAAAAGCAAATCAAGGCTTCGCTACTACTATAGAAACTGGTACTACTCACATACATGTAGAGAAAGAATCGCAAGACCCGACTCCTCCGCCCACTCCTCCTACAACACAATGCTGCCCAGAAAATGCCTGTAACTTAGGTATAGTAGAAGGCGAAAATATCAGTGAAGCAGATTTAGAAAAAAATACGGTAATTTTGGAAAAATTGGCTAGTACTGGTAAGGGAATTTATTTTCCTGCTGGAACTTATGAATTCAGCCGTTCTGTGAAATGGAGTTCCTCAAATAATATAGTTATTAAAGGAGATGGAAAATCCAGTAAAGTTGTTCAAAAGCATCTGGGAACTCGCCCTGGTTTATTTAGATTTGATTCTTGCTATAATATTGAGATTTCCAGTCTACAGTTAGTTGGAACAAATGCCCAAGGTTATGTCCCAGAATCAGCTACTAAAAATGAATATGCTATTGGCTGTTTTAAATCTGATAATATCAAAGTTTCTAACTGCGATATATGGGGCTTTCCCACTGACAAGGCAATTCTTTTCCGAGATTGCTGGTGCGTAAAAGTCGACAATTGTCTTTTGTATTATAACGTAAGCCGAGGTGAGGACGGATGTGATATTTATGTACAAGAATCCCAAAGTCCTTATGAAGCCGATGTCACTAGATACATTGAAATAACAAATAATAAGTTATTATCAAATAATCTTGGAGGAATTCTATGTACTAGCCCTAATTCTGGGTTAATTATCACAGGTAATACGGTAGTAACATGCGACAAAAATCTCGTAGAAATTCAAGACCGAAATCTTATTAATAGAAAAGAAGGTATTGAAATCCACTATGCCGTAAGCAATGCTGATGGAAATAATAGAGATATTAATGAGGCTATCTGTGCAAATAATTTAGTAAAAAATTGCAGATGGTCAGGTATATACTGCAATAATTCAATATATGGTGATAATAACCCTGGTGGAATTAAAGGTTCTATTACTGGTAATACGATTGTTAATACCTGTGTAGAAACAAAGAAATATCAAATAGCAAATAAAAGAGCTGGTATTTGTATTCAACAGCACCAACAATTGGTCATAGCCAACAATGTTATTAGAGACGTTGGTCCAGATGCCACAAATGGACAAGAACATGCTGGAATTATTGTAGAATGCACAACACCCAAAACAAAGAATATTAAATGTTCTGCAATAGTAAATAATAATATTATTACAACTGTAGACGGACACGGAATTTTAGTAGGCAATTCTGGGGGTAAGTACAATATAACAAGCAATATCGTCCAAAATTGCACAAAAGCATTTTTATTCGTTAATGGTCTTGCTAAAGGAGGTTTTCATATTGACGGAAACTCTTTCCTTAACGAAATTGATAATTATGGATACCACAAAATGGTGATCCTCGCAGGAGGCAAGGACGGTAACTTAAATTTCACTAATAATCTCATTAGTTCGGAAGAGAAAGTTATCTTTTCCAACTCTGCGATAATGCTACATTGTTCCTTGAATAAAGCAAATATTATTGGAAATAAACTGATTGGACCTACTGCTCATACGACAAATATTCGTGGAATGTATTTAGACGTAATTAAGAAAAGTGGCCGCCATTTAGAAATGGTTTTAAAAGACAATTACATTGCCAATGCAAAATATGGTATTTATGGAGGAGGAACTCCTGCTGCTTATTGCGGGCCAACGATTATGGAAGGTACAACATGGGAGAATGTAACCGTTAAAATTAGCGGAGATTCTAAACCTTATATCTTTGAAGGCGAAAAAACATTTGAAGGAAGATGTACTATTTATTCCGACTCAAATCCAAGTAATGGAACTTGGTTGCTGGGAGATAGCCGAACAGTAAAAATACCAAAATTAGATCAACCATTTTATTTCGCATGTGTTAAATCAGGAAACGGTTCTTCTAGCAATTGGCTAGGTGGATCAAAAATTAGGAACAGATAATGCACGAGTATATTGACATACCCGATTGGGACGATTATTTTATGACCCAGGCTATGCTAGTAGCCACCAGATCCCAGGACGCACAATGGCAATGCGGCTGTGTTATGGTTAGGGATAGAAAAATATTATCAACAGGTTATAATTCTTTTCCTAGAAATATGCCAGATGATATTCTGCCTAATACCAGACCTTTAAAATACGACTGGATGATCCACAGCGAAGCTAACGCTATTTATAATGCTACGGTGCCCCTACATGGGGCTACCTGCTATGTTAATGGACATCCGTGCCTAGAATGCCTAAAAGCCTGTTATCAAAATGGGGTTATTGATTTTGTTGTAACAAAAGGTAAAGCCACAATGATGGAAAACTACACCGATCATCAACGAAAAGTGTATTCAGATCTATTGAAATTTGGAAAAATACAAATAAAAGAAATAAAAATTGATACAGGCTCTGTAGATAGGGCATTAAATATTATTGAAAAATCTAACTAAATACCACTTTACAGATTGGCCCCATCGGTGTATAATATGAATGAGTTGGGCTTAAAGAACAGTTAGCTAAAACCTTAATTAGCTACGTTAAGTTAAAGCGGCACAACCCAGCTCAGTTATAGTTTCGTTTGGTGGTGCAATATAGATAAAGCAACCTGCTAGATGTCGGTTTAAAACTCACTAAACAGTTGAAAACGAACCCTTTGTTAGCCTTTCGAAACACAACCGTGTCGCTTTTAAAAAATAATACCCGCTATGTATATCTGTGTATATAGTGGGTTTTTTTTACCATTTTAGGAGAATTAGGAAATGTCAGAAGAATTAAATTTTGTTAGATTAGCATCAGATGAAAAACCTTATGAAATTGAGATTTTAGTAAGAGATTCTGAAGGAAATCCCACGGGCAAAAAGAAGACTTTTAAAACAGACGATCCTCATAAATTGTGGGAATTCTACAATCGGCATCAAGGCCGACCTAAGCGACGTAAAAAGAAACAAAACGTCGACAATAAGAAACAGCGTTATAACAATCAAAAGAAAGAATCTTTGCCTAGTGATGAACAGGGCCAGAAGATTCTTCGTGAAATCTATGGTGATGACAAAGAGAAAGAATAGGGAAATAAACTGTGTCAACTTCAACAATTAAAGCTTTGCAAGATTATATTTTTACTTCTAAGTATGCACGATGGATCGAAGATAAAAACAGACGAGAGACATGGAATGAGGCTGTGAATCGAGTTAGGGATATGATGCTAACTCAATATGAAGACAAGGACGTAGAAGAAGAAATCAACTGGGCCTACGACATGATGCAGAAGAAGCGTATGTTAGGTTCTCAACGAGCACTTCAGTTTGGCGGTAAGCCTGCATTTAAAAAGAATGCCAGAATCTACAACTGTGTGGCTTCATATTGTGATAGGCCCAGATTCTTCCAAGAATATTTTTGGCTTCTACTGTGTGGCTGTGGAGCTGGTTTTTCAGTTCAGAAACATCATGTAGCAAAGCTTCCAGAGTTGAATTTTTCTCCAAAAGAAGTTGTAACACATACTATTCCTGACAGTATTGAAGGTTGGTCAGACGCGCTTGGAATCTTGCTTACAACTTATCTTGGCGTTGCAACCGATCCAAAGTTTGAGGAATGGCTTAACGTTGAAGTAGAATTTGATTATTCTGAAATTAGACCAAAAGGCGCTCCTCTTTCTAGTGGAACTGGTAAAGCTCCTGGTCCAGAAGGCCTTAATCAATCCCTGGATAAAATTAGAGATATCTTAAATCGTTGTACTCATAGTGGTCAAAAAAGACTTCGACCAATCGACGCTTTTGATATTTGTATGCATACTGCTGACGCAGTTTTAAGTGGTGGTGTCAGACGGTCTGCAACCATCGCCTTGTTTTCAGCAGACGATATGGAAATGGCTCAATCTAAAACTGGCAGTTGGTGGACAGAAAACCCTCAAAGAAGTAGGGCTAATATTTCTGCTTTACTTGTTAGAAATCAAACTACGAAGGAAGAGTTTGAAAAACTAATTGATTGTGTTAAGCAATTTGGAGAACCTGGATTTTACTGGTCCGATTCTCCAGAAATGGTTCCCAATCCTTGTGTTGAGATCGGCTTCTTTACTTATGATATTGTTGATGAAAAGAAGTTCAACAAATGGAAAGAAAAGCATTCAACTGAAGCAATTACCTGTGATCCCGAAAAGATTGGTCTAAAATCTGGATGGCAAGGCTGCAATCTTTCAACTACTAATTGTGCAAATCTAAGAGGTAGTACGAAAGAAGAGAAAGTAGCATGGTTTATGGACAATGTAAAGGCCGCGACTATTGTAGGAACACTACAGGCTGGCTTTACAAATCTAGAATATCTTGGAGAGACTTCTGAGAACATCTTCAGACGAGAGGCTCTACTGGGCGTTTCGATGACTGGAATGATGGATAATTATGAAGTTGTTCTAGATCCTGATGTCCAACGTGAAGCTGCTTCTCTAGTAAAGAAAGTTAATAAAGATATCGCATCCAAAATCGGAATTAACTTGTTTGCTCGTGGAACATGTTTGAAACCAGAAGGTACTGGAAGCCTTATTTTGGGTACTTTGGCTACTGGTATTCACTCACATCACTATGTACGTTATCTTAGAACAGTACAAGCTAACGTAGATGAGAACGTTTATCAATACTTTAAGTCTGTAAACCCAACTGCTTGCGAACCATCACTAAATTCTGCTACAAATACCGATGATGTTATCTACTTCCCAATTGAAGTTCCAGACGGGGCTAAAACCAAAAATCAATTGCCAGCAGTAGAAATGTTGAAATTGGTTAAAAGCACTCAGCAAAACTGGGTGATGGCAGGAAGAAGAAAAGATAAATGTGTTATGCCGTTTATTGAGAATAATGTTTCAAATACGGTAACAGTCACAGAAGAAGAGTGGGACGAGGTAGTTGACTTTATCTATAAGAATAGAAAGTATTTTACTGGTATCACATTACTTGGAACCAGTGGTGATAAAGATTATCCTCAAGCTCCTTACTGTTCTGTCTACACTTCTCGACAGATCGCTAAAGAATATGGCGAGGCAGCTTTGTGGACTTCTGGCCTTATTGAATTAGCCATTAGAGCATTCAATGGTCAGTTGTATACAGCATGTTTGGCAATTACTAATCCAGACTATAATCCGTCAAATGATTTTGATATTAATATGGATAAGTCTGATGATCTAAAAATTGCAGCGGCTAGAAAAGAATTTGTGGAAAAGTCTAGAAGATTTGCTGATAAGTATTTTGATAGTGATTATCAAAGGCTTACATACTGTTTGAAAGATGTATTTAATTATAAACGATGGTACGATCTTAGAAGAACGTTTGAATCTGTGGACTATACCTCACTTGTAGAATACGAAGATAATACAACTCCAGAACAAGAAATCTCATGTGCAGGGGGAGCTTGCAGCATTGTCTAGAAAAACTGAAAAACAACCAAAGCACCGTTCGCCTTCTGCTAAAACTCCTGGGCAAAGGCATTATATCAAAGAAATTCTTGCAAAGGACATTGTAATTTGTCAAGGTCCAGCAGGAACAGGCAAAACTCACTTGGCAGTTGGTATGGCTGTTAGTAGTTTAAGAAAAGGTGAGGTTCAGCGAATTATTATCGCTAGACCTGTTGTAGAGGCTGGTGAACAGATTGGGTTTTTACCAGGGGAATTAGAGAAGAAAATGAACCCGTTTGTTCGCCCTTGTCTAGATGAATTATCCGAATATGCTTCTAATAGTGAAATTGTTGCATGGCAGAATGAGGGCATTTTAGAAATTGCCCCCATTGGGTTTATGAGGGGCAGAACTTTTAAAGATTCCTTTATTGTCTGCGACGAATGTCAGAATCTGGATTTCAACCAAATGGAAATGTTGCTGACTAGATTTGGAATGCAGTCGAAAATGGTTTTAACGGGTGATGCCTCTCAGTCTGACCTATTAAAGAATAATCAGGGTGCATTTGCCTATGCTTGTGCTTTATTCGAGAATGATGATGAAATCTCAGTAGTACACTTGGACAATAAGGACAATCAGAGAAATCCTTTGGTTGGTAAAATTATAGATAAATGGAAAAGCAACCTTTACAAGTTCAAGGAAACTGGTAAAATAAATGAGTGAAATCTTGGAAGCCTGTTTCCAGATACTATTTAATATACTGGTTCTCTTGTTCATGTTTTTTATTGCTAGTTTAATAAAAAGTTTATTAATACTGGTATAAAAGGAAAAGGAATGTAACAGCTAAAGTAATCGTGTTAGGATTGCCTAGAGGAAATAATGCATCCATATCAAAAAGGTTATAGTGTTTTACCACAGCTGGAGAAGCTGGATCAGTCTCCATTTGTTCGTGATGAAAATTACGAGCATTATATAGCAGAAAAGAAAAAGGCTTGTGAGAATCAACAGGTCTATCTATCAAACAATACTTTTCTTTTAAGTCGTGTTTTAACTCGCCTTCAAGATATTGTAAAAGAACATGCGGACTGGGTAAAAAAGCCTTATACCTTTTCCAATATAGCAATGCAATTGCAGGAAGATATTGCTGTACATTCGGCATTTAATGGTAGGGATTGCCTTGAGGCTACTCATATCTGTTTCCCTTCTAGTTGGAGACCAGAAGAAAAAATAGGTAAACCTCTTAGTGAGATACATGCTTCGATCCCTGGAATCAATTTAGACAATAGTTACAAAGTAGCGGAGCTTGCCAGTAAACAAGGGCCATTTCAAAGATTTGTCTGGTCGCCGATTTTTGAAGATAAGATTAATTTCCATCCAGATCTGCCAAAAGCCGAATTTAATCCAAAGAAACCTTTTATAAAAGTTAAGGTAGAAAAACAAATAACTTATCCCCTACCCGAATTAGGGTGTTTTTTGTTTATTTTACGGCAATATATAGTCGACCCCATTCTTCCAGATTTATACAAGTCCTGTATGGGAATGACTGACGAGCAAAAGAAATACAAAGGCATTAAGGACAATTTTTTAGAATATTTAGGAAAGCTGTATGCGTAAGCATCGACGATGTTTGGTGTTAAATGCGGACTATTCTGCTATAGGAATTATTTCTTGGCAAGATGCTATGATTCTGCATTACAAAAATAGCATAAGTGTGGTAGAATATTATAAAGAAGATTATATACTTCTGGCTGACGGAAGCCACCATCCAGTTCCCGCCGTAGTAACACTGAAAAAATACGTTCCTTCAGCTAAAAAGAATGTGGCATTCTCAAAAAAGAATGTTTTTATTAGAGACAGGTTGACATGTCAGTATTGTGGTGTTAAATTTAATATAGAAGAATTGACATTCGATCACGTTATACCTAAATGTAAATGGAGATATAAAGGTTCTCCAACAAAATGGGAAAATATTGTTACATCTTGCTACCCATGTAATCATAAAAAAGCAGATAAACCTTTGAGTGATACGGATTTGGTCCTACTTAAACAACCAGTAAAACCAAACCCAAGAAGTTACGTACTAGGACTTGCACCTTGGCAAATGTTACAGGCAGAATGGTTGCCTTATATTCCTAAGCATTATAAATTGATGATGGGCGTTAGAAATGATTAATAGAAAAGTGTGTCAATCTCCTATAACTTGTCACGATTGTGGATTATTAGAAGACGAATATATTGAATATTTTGATGGCAATGGATGGTGCTGTTTTTGTGCGTATACGAATGGTCATATAGAAAAAGAAGATTTTTGGGACGATCAAGCTCAAAATAAAGAATTACATAATTACTTCCGCAAACAAAAGTGAGTTTTTGGCGGTTCTCAACTGATGCGGATGTAACTCCAAAACCGTCATTTTTTACCCTTATTTTTAACTTAAAAAACGGTGTATAATCAAATGCCAACCTATGAATACTTGTGTGATCCAGAAGACGGTGGCTGTGGAGAAGTCTTCAGCATTACCTGTTTAATTTCAGAGAAATCTGAAAAAGAACCAAAGTCGTGCCCACATTGTAAGAAGAAAAAAACTTTTTACCAACTATTTGGTTATGGAGCTTTCCATATGCCGAATACCTTGGGGTCTTGGGCTGATAAACAGGCATCTAGTATGAGCGAAGATGAAAAAGCAGAAATTCATTCTAAGCATTACGAGTATCGGCAAAGCGATGGTAAACCATCCTGGGTTCAAGTAGGAGATAGAATCGTACATAGAAGTGAATTAGAATAAGGAAAATTATTCAAATGGTACATGTAAGTAAAAGTCCTATTGAGGACACAAAAATTAATGAAAATGCGCCTCATCAGGCAATAATTACAGTGACTTGTAATATACATGAAAAAGAAATTTCTGGAAAAGTCGTACATTTTCCTGTTGAAAGTTCCAGTAAAATGTTTACTTTTATTGGGAATAATTTTGAAGAAGCCAAAAAACAAGCACAAGATTTTTTAGATAGGATTTATTAATGAAAAAACAATTACAAGAAAATCAGTCTGTTAGGGTTAGAGATGTAGATAATGCAATTTTTCATCCTAATAATGTGGTAGAAGAAGAAAATATCGTATCAGCTGAGAAACACTTGGGAAAAGCTCCTAATAGAAACGTAACGGTTTACACTGTTTTTGGTAAACATGATTATCTCGACGGTCATGATTTCCCTATTTTGGGCGATGAGTCTGATGATGTTTTAGCAGAAGATCGAGATTTGGCATTTGCCAAAGAAGTAAGTGTCGATGGTAGAAATTCTCATTACTATATTCGGCGAGCTTCAAACGGCAGATTGTTCAATCCTAATGGCATGGATGAAGGACGCCACAATAAATTCCTACATCACTCAGGAAAAAGAGAGTTTGAATATCATGAAGTGAATCAACGGGTATTTAATTTTTACAAGGATTTTCTAAAATCAAAGAATCCAGCGCATCTACGTAACGCTGAAAGAGAGGCTTTTTAAAATGGCTAATACAGGAAGATTAACAAATGTTGAAAAAATGGCAATTCAAGGTGGACTTAGCCGAGGAGATTCTGTAAAAAGTATTGCGGAAGCTATTGATAGATCTCCAAAAACTGTTAAAAGATATATAGACGGAGAGCTGAACGAAATTCATGAAACTGTAGTTAACGCTCAAATTGAACGTGCCGAAAGTACTGAAACTCCAACCGATTATGCCCCAGTGACAGAATCAGAAGTAGAACCAGTGCCCGAAGAAGAAACCATCAGAACTGAAGATGTCGCAAAGCGAGAGATTGTCGTTGCAACTTTTAAGCAGCTCCGCAATGCGGGATTAACTGAGCATGATGCTAATAAGATTATCCATTCTGCTCTAGTACATGCAGCTCAGAACGGCGCTGTTTTTAAAACCGAATCTAAGCTTTATGCAGCATGTATTAATAGAATGAGCGCTGGTCATTTTATTCAAAAGCAAACTGAAGCTGGCAATGAAGGCGTAGCCATCATGTCACAGGCAGCGTCTCAGAGAATGGATGAAGCCAAGAAGTCGTATAACACAGAAGGCGTTTCTCGTGCAGCTCGCGGGAATGTTTACAATCCTTCAAGAGACGAGTATATGTAATGAATAATCTAAGTCCAGAGTTTTTGGCGATTATAAAACAGTGTGGCTATAAGTTCACCACATGGTGGGCTGAAAGTTCCAGAAAAGATATGAACCATGCTTTGGACGCTCAAAATGAATTTGCTAAGATTATTCAACCTATAGTAAAATCTGAGGCTTTAAAAGATTTCACTTATTATTCGGATGATATATTATCTTTATTTCCACACTTTATCGAACAAAAAACATTTTCTGCTGCTATCAAACTAACCTATCTTAATGACGGGCGACTAGATGTAGTAGAAGAGATGATTTCAGAATTGATAGAGCAAATAAAGATTAGTCTTGATGATTGTGATACATTAGGGTACTCAGATTTTATTATAGTTCCAAATAAAACGGCTTTTTATCGTAACGAGATGGAACTATTGGTACATATTTTATTGGTTCAGAATGCCTAAAGAAAGAAGCGAAAAATCTAAATATCCGTCAAGATATTCTCCTGGTGGATGGGTTACTCCTGCTCAATACATCATTGAGTTAGTTTGTGAACAAAATGCGAGGTTTCATAATAAAGACCTCCCTATGAAATTCTGGAATCTAGATGAATGGGCCAGCTTTTTTAAAGCTCAATTAAGAGCAACCCACAGACTTTTAAAGAAATATGACGAAAAGGTCATCATAAAAGTTATTAAGCAGAAGAAAATAAGAACATTGATTCCTAAGTGGATTATTAAAGTTCTTGATCAGGAACAAAAAGAATACGACGCTAAAGTTGCGTTAGCAGAAAAGGAAAAGAAAGAGCGACAACCTGTTAAAGAGCGTATAATAGAAGTACCCAAGCGAAGAACAGCTCGTCTTGGTGGTTCTGCTCTTGATAAACTTTTGGCTCTTGACATTGAGGAAAAAGAAAATGGCGAAGACAAAGAAGAAGACTGAAAGTATTAGCTCGTTAGACGAGAAATTTGCACAACAGTTTGGTGATGGTGTTATCGTAACTGGCAATTATATCGTCAATGAGCCTCAAGTTGTTGTTCCAATCAGTCCTATGATTGATGCGATGTTGGGAGGAGGAATCCCCTTTGGTTCCTTTGTTATCCCAACTGGTGCTCCTAAAGTTGGTAAAACAAGCATGGCCCTTCAAATGGCCGCCAATGCTCTAGATATCCCTACTACATGGGATAATCCCAGAAGACTTCATTTCTTTAATATTGAAGGAAGACTTAATAAGCGGGATCTGCTTGGTATCCACAATATGAAAAAGCACCTTGAAGATGGAAGAGTTCAAATCTATACCTCAAGTCCAGGTAAGATTCTGACGGCAGAAAATTACTTAGAAATGGGTGAAGCTTATATTAACGAAGAGCCTGGATCAATTTTTATCTTTGATTCTTTTTCTCAGCTTTGTAGTAAAAAGGGAAGAGAAAAGGATTGGGATGATAAAGAGTACAGAGATAATGTTCCTAAGTTTTTATCTCTTTTTTGCAAAAGAATTTCAAACGTAATACCGATTAATAAATCTATAGTCGTTGGAATTACTCACCAGATTGCAAACACTGGATTTGGATTTTCTTCCTGGGCTGAGGCTTCTGGAAACAAGGTCCAATATCAAGTGGACGTTAAACTAAAGGCTTGGTCTGAAGACTGGAAAGAAGGATCTGATGGCAATCAAGTTAAGGTTGGTAAAAAGGTTAATTGGGAATGTTTCTGTGCTCCATTGCTAAATGGTCCTTGTGAAACAACCTGCCAGTCAATGTTTAGGTTTGGGTATGGTCTTGACGCAGCAATGGAATTAATTGATGTTGCTTTAGACCTTGGTATTATTTCAAAGGGTGGAGCATGGTTTACTCTTCCAAATGGAGAGAAACTTCAAGGAAAAGATAAAGTTAGAAACTATTTTATCGAAAACCCTGAGCTTATGGATGAAATTAACACTAAATTCAGAGACATGATGGGTCTATCAGATGCAAGTGTATGATTTAGATGGTTATGAATCAAAGTGGAATATGGGGGGTAAAGAAGTTCATGCCGATACTCGCCCACGTTCCTCTCTTCATAAGGCTGCTAGAGAAGTTTTAAGATCTAGATTTCCAACATTGCAAATGCTTGAAGAAGTAAGGGTAAAAGTTCGTAAAGGTAAAACTTTATATATTGACTTTTACTTCCCTTTGCGTAAACTAGCTGTAGAGGTTCACGGTCAACAACATTACTCTTTCAACTCAATGTTTCATAATACCACACAGGATTTTATGAGGCAGTGTAAGAATGACAGAGATAAGGCTGAGTGGTGTGAGATCAATGGAATCGAATTGATTGTTTTCAAGTACGATGAAGAAGAAGATTGGACGGATCAGATATGAGCGTATTTAAGCAAAAATTGGCCGACAGAAATAAATTATTAGATGAATATGAAAATAAGATTGGTTTACCAGTTAATGTTCCTCCAGGCGACGAGAATGAGCTTCAGGAATACCTGTCGATGGATCGTCAAACTGTAGAAGCAATGAGCCCAGATCGGGCTATAGCTATCTCTGTTAGACTTTCTCAGTATTCATTTTATCTACAGAGATGTCTCAATAGAGATAAAGCCATTAAAACATGGGCAGATTCGGAATTGAATTCGATTATTGCCACGCATTTTAATGATTATGATAAATATACAAAGTATGAGATGAGAGCCTCTTTAATTTGTAAAGAAAACTCAGCAGCTAAAGAGCTTCAATCTATTATGATTTATGCTAGTCAGAGAATCGAGAGATTGAATGATCTGTCTGGCGGAATCAAGAATTTATCTTATGTAATTTCTTTAGTATTTAAAAATAAAATAGGTGATTCAAATGAGCGAAGATCGTAATATTATTAGCCAATTGCAATCGCTTTCTCCAGAAGAACTGGCTAAACTTGGCGATATCATCAACAGTATCACCAATGATCAAGATGAAAGCGAAGTCGAAGTACCAACAGAAAGAGATACAAGTCGAAAAGAAAACATAAATTCAGTTGACAATAGCTCTGAAGAGGTTATAATTGACCATGGTCCTGGTCGTTCTCAACCTAGACAAAGAATTGTTATGCCTGACGAAGTTGAGCAACAAACAGAAGCACGTTCTAGAGGAAGAGGCAGAACTGCTCCTCGGCGTAATGCTAATGTTGAAACAACTCCCAAGCAAGGTAGAGGAAGAAGATTGGCAAGAACAGAGTCTGTTAGGCTTGATGGAAACAACAAGTTTGATAAAATGAGAGAACGTAATTCTCATAAGGCAGACTCAAAGATTGATCAGGCACTTTGGAGAGGCCGAGAAGTTTCAGAAAGACCAGAAGAATTTAAGTTTGCGGAAGTTCAATGTGAGTCCTGTCAACTGTATTTTGACGTAAACCCATCTTTGGTTTATGTCGATCCAGACTCAGGAAGAGCCAAATGGACTTGTAACGATTGCGCTGGAAGAGGAACCCACGGTTCACAGGAGTCATAAATGTCAGTAGTTCAAGATGTTGCTGCGGAAAGAGCTGTATTGGCAGGTATTTGCCAACATGGCGGTGATTTATTTTTGGATATTACAGATTTGGTAAAGGTTAATACATTTGCAGTCGATTCTAATAAGGTCATCTTTAAATGTCTTGAACACATATGCAAAGAAGATGGTGCAGTTGTAGACCTGCCCTCTATTCTTTCTGCTGCAAAAGAACTGCAACTAGACCATATTTTAGAACGAAAAGAAGAAGCAAAGCATTTAAGCAGTATTCTAGCACTTAGAACAGTTCCTCAAAATGTTCGTAGATTTGCTGGTAAACTAAGACGACTAGAAATTGCTAGACTTATTCATGACCAGGGTGCTCTTCTTCAAGAGAAGATGTCTGAGATTGATGGAACAGAAGCTGTGTCTGAATTATTAGGCATTGCGGAAAATACAATCTTCGACTTTACTTCAATGTTCGACGGTGAGAGCGAATTAAAGCCTACTCAAGTCGGCGATGGGATTGAAGAGTATGTTAAATATCTTGAAGACAACCCATGTCAACAAATCGGTGTTAGTACAGGGTTCCCTCAGTTTGACGAATCAATTGGTGGTGGTCTTAATCCTGGTGTAGCTATGATTGGAGCCAGACCCAAAGTTGGTAAAACAACGTTATCAATTAATGTTGCGTACAATATCGCAAAATCTGGTGTTCCAGTTCTCTACGTTGACACAGAAATGATCGAAAAGGGTAGGTATCGAGACATCTCCGATAAATTATTGGCCTCTATTAGTGGCCAAGATATCAAAGACATTAAAACTGGAGCATTTTCTGATTCTCCTGCTGCTAGGGCTAATGTTCACGATGCAGCCGAACAAATAGCGAAGTCTCCTCTTTATCGTATTGATATTGCTGGAAAGCCATTTGAAGATCAGCTTTATGTTATTCGTAGATGGGTACAGTCTACTGTAGGCTTAAACCCAGATGGCACCGCAAAGGAATGTGTCATTATTTACGATTACCTAAAAATGATGGATATGGAGGGTGTTAACGATGCAGTCCGAGAATTCCAGATGCTTGGAATGATGATGACCGCATTACAAAATTTTGGAACACGGTACGCAGTACCAATTCTAGCTTTTACGCAGTTGAATAGAGATGGTATTGACAATGAAACGTCGGCAGTTGTATCTGGTTCTGATAGATTAACATGGTTTTGCACAAGCTTCTCCATCTTAAAGCATAAGTCAGAAGAAGAAATTGCTGAGGATGGGCCAGAACTAGGTAATAGAAAGATGGTGACTGTTTTGTCACGTTATGGTCCTGGTCACGATTTTGGAGAGTATGTGAATGCTCAAATGAATAAATATAAGGCTCAACTTATTGAGATTGACCCCGCTTTACTAAATAACATTGGCGATAACTTTGTGGTGGTAGAAGATGATAACGATGACCAAATCCCGTTCGAATAAAAGAGTTCATAACCAAGGCCTGCTCCAAGTGTTGGATAAAGCAGCAGGCGAAAAATTAGAAGATCTTTTAGAATACCTTGGTTTAAAAGAATCTATGCGTAGAACTTCTAGGTATTACGTTGGGGCTTGTCCTGTCCATGGAGGAGGAGGAAAAAGCGCTTTTAATATTTTCCATACTGGAGATCAAATCATAGGTAATTGGAGATGTTTTTCTCATGGTTGCCATGAGCATTTCCATCCAACATTAATTGGTTTTATTAGAGGTTATTTATCAAGAACGAAGTATGGTTGGGGCGATAAAAAAGATGTAGAAAAAGAATGCCCTTTTCCAGAAGCTGTGAAATTTTTACAAGCTTTTACTGGTAATACTGATAATTTTTCAGATATTGAAATTGATTTTGCTGCCATCGAAAGACAAAAATTTAGCAGTCAAATGAAAAATATCTATGCTAGGGACGAACCAAAGAAAAGCTTAAACCTACCAAGAGAAACTGTTACTAAAGGATTAAGCATTCCCTCTGAATACTTTATAAGCCGAGGTTTTTCTTCTGAAATTTTAGAAAAATATGATGTCGGGTTATGTACAACCCCTGGCAAAGAAATGTCTATGAGGGCAGTCGCTCCTATTTATGATGATAACCATGAAATGGTAATAGGCTGTACTGGTAGATCTATTTGGGACGCTTGTCCTTTGTGTGAAACTTACCACAATCCCTCTCACTCCTGCCCAGACACAAGGTCTAAATGGAAGTTCTGTAAATGGAAGCATAATCACGGGTTTAAAGGCGAGGACTATTTATATAATTATTGGTTTGCAAAAGACCGTATCGCCGAAGAAGGATATGCTATAATTGTTGAAAGTCCTGGTAATGTTTGGAGATTAGAAGAAGCTGGTTTTCATACTTCCTTAGCTACATTTGGTGCGCATTTAACGGACGGCCAAAGACATATCTTAGATAGATCTGGTGCTTTATCATTAATTGTGTTGACAGACCCCGATGAAGCGGGTAGAATAGCTGCAAAGGGTATTCGTAAGTCCTGTGGAAATAGTTATAAAATCTACGAACCAAAAATTGGCCAAGGCGATATTGCTGATAATGAAGTGGAAGTAATTAAAGCAAAATTATCTCCAGTTATTAAACAAGTAAAGAAAGATTTAGGGATATGAGTCAAAAAATTCTAGCACTTTGTGGAAGAAAACAGTCAGGTAAAAACACATCTTTTAATTTTTTACTTGGTATTGAAATGCTAAAACTCGCTGTTGTCCGAGAAAAAATCGAAGTTAGAACAGATGGAAGACTTTGGATCAGTGATATCTTCGGAGACGATGCTTATGAAGGCATTTTTGACGTTGATAGAAATAACAATACCGTGAGAGAATTTTGTGCAGAATTTGTTTGGCCTTTTATTAAAAGCTATAGCTTTGCCGACTGCCTGAAACGAGATGTGTGCATTAACCTCTTGGGATTAACTCATGATCAATGTTACGGCACTGATCAGAACAAGAATGAAGCAACCCATTTAAAATGGGAAGATATGCCTAAAAGTGTTGAAGGTCAAAAAACAGAAGGAGCTATGACTGCAAGAGAAGTTATGCAGTTTGTAGGAACTGAGTTCTTTCGTAAGATTTATGAGCCTGTCTGGGCCGAAGGAACTCTAAATAGAATTACGGAACATGGCAGCCAAATGGCTGTGATTACAGACTGTAGATTTCCCAATGAAGTTGAAGCAGTCAAAAAAAGAGGAGGAAAAGTAATTAGGTTGACTCGTGGTCAACATTCCAGCGATGCTCATGCAAGTGAGTTGGCCTTGGATAAGGAAAATTACGATTGGAATAACTTTGATGCTATTATTGATAATGCTGAAATGAGTATTTCCGATCAAAACCAAGCCTTGTATCAAATACTCCACCAATGGGAGTGGATGGATGCTATACAGGTTCCAGAAAACATAGAGGTAAAATGATTATTACATATCTTCGTAGTAGCTCTTACGGCTCCCACGAGATGTGTCCGATGAAATATTTTCTTGAATATAATTTAGGTTGGAAAGGGCCGAGCAATATTAAAGCCGAGAAAGGCACTATTGTTCATAAGGTTCTAGAGATTCTTGGTGAAATTAAGTTACAGCAACAGCTTGGTGCGGACACTTTTGAAGACGATGTTGTGGGCACGGTAGACGTTTCCGATTATGATGTAGATGATCTAATTGGTAAATGTTATGACTACTATGTCCATTACTCTATTCATAAATGGAAGCCGATAGACAGGAAGCACTGTTTTCAATGGACGTACAAGGCTCTTGAATATCGAGACGGAGAGTTTGATCCTAGAAACTCTGAGATGGTTAAAGCCGAACAGGCTTTTGATTTCGAAGTAAATAAACCTTGGGCAATGTATGAGTACGAACTTCCTAATGGAGATACTGTAGAAGGATTCTTGGCCTTAAAAGGTACGATAGATCAAATTAGTAAAATTGATGACGAGACATACCAAATCTTAGATTGGAAAACTGGAAGAAGATTAAATTGGGCAACTGGAGAGGAAAAGGATTATGCGGCATTAAACAAAGACCCGCAATTAATGCTTTACTACTACGCTGCTCAACATCTCTATCCAGACATTGAAAATATTCAGATTGTAATTTATTTTATAAACGATGGTGGTCCTTTTACTATCTGTTTTTCCAGAAGTGATATTCCAAAAATCGAGAATATGTTAAAGGAAAAATTTGAAGATATTAAAAACAGTGAAATGCCAGCGTTAAATAAGTCTTGGAAATGTACTAAATTTTGTCATTATGGAACAACGACTTTTGAAGATACTCATATCAAACCGATTATTGAGCGTAGAGAGGGAGAAGTGACCCCAAAAGGTCAATGTATGACTAAGTGTGAACAAACCAAATATTGTTTACAGAATAGATCCATGAATTCTGTTATAAAAAATATGTCTGCTAAAGGACATGATATTAATAAATATGATGCTCCAGGTGAAGTAAAGGAAGAAACCAAATGATTATCGAAAAAAAAGATTGCAATTTTTGGGACGAAGTTTATAATGAAAACGGTAATGCTGAAGAGCCTTATGATGCAATCGTGTGTGATATCACTAAAAGTGTTAGAGGAAATGGAATGCTGGTGATGGAAACAGGTATTGAGCAAGAGTTCAAAGAAAGATTTGAAGGATTGTGTGAAACCTGGGGACATAGACTTGTAACAGGTTTAAATGCCGATGGAGTTATGTGCAATCCAACTTTTCTTAAAAGAAAAAATCAGCCAGAGGAACTTGAAGGAAATGTTGATTTAACATTTATTACAGCATTTCCAACTAGAGAAGAATTTAAAAATACTCCAGATAAAGAAACCATTTCTTTGTCTTGCGAAGTAATGAAAAAACTTGTAGATACGATGGGTTGGGACAGAGTTTTAATGTCTGCTCCATCTAATATTGATTGGGAAGAAATTAAGCCTATTTTTGTAAAACATTTTGATACTAGATTTACGGTGGTTATTAATGAGTAAATATTTTCCGTTACACGTTCATTCTCACTACAGCCTACTCGACGGTCTTAGCAAACCAGAAGATATCTCTTCTCGTTGTGAAGAAATAGGTTCTGAAGGTTCTGCTCTGACAGACCATGGTTCTATGAGTGGGCACATTCAGTTTCTATCACAGATGAATAGGTCTGGTAAAAAGCCTCTTTTAGGATGTGAGTTTTACATCTGTAAAGAAAATGCCGATGTGAAGAATGATCGTAACAGGAAATTGGCTCATTTGTGCGTAATTGCTCGCAATGATCAAGGATGGAGAGATTTAGTACAAATGGTCTCTATGGCTAACCAAAAGGATCATTTCTATCATAAACCACGCCTAAGTTTAAAACAAATAGAACCATTTGCACAAAAAGGAAACTTAATGGCTTTTAGTGGTCATTTAGGATCTAATATGGCCAACGTTCTATTTGATGAAGATGGTGAGATTTCCAATCACTGGAAAACAGAAGGCACCCGTTTAGCAAGATGGTTTAGTGATACATTTGGTAAAGATAATTTCTTTTTAGAAGTTCAGTTAATGGATTGTGTGCTAAACCCAACTCAAAAGATTGTTGCTGATTGTATTCGAGAAATTAGTAAAGATACTGGAATTCCATGCGTTGCTACTCCTGATGCTCATTATGCTCGCAAAGAAGACGCACAAGACCAAAGAATTCTACTATGTTCTAATATGAAAACCACTATCCAACAGGCTAATAGGCCTGAATTTGGACTTGGAACATTTTTCAAATCTAATCAATACCATATTCCATCATATGAGGAGATGCGTCAATGGCATACGGCAGAGGAACTGGACAACACAAATCTTTTTGCAGCCAGGGTAGAGGAATACAAAAACATTCTACGTCCACCAATGCTTCCAAATTTCCCCTGTCCAGACGGGATGAATCCAGAGGAGTATTTACGTCATTTGTGTCGAGAAGGTTGGAGGCAGAAGATTCAAAACGTAGTACCCAAAGAGAAGCATCCAGAATATGTTCAGAGAATCGAGAAAGAGATGGCGGTTCTGCAAGGAGCAGGGCTATCTAGTTATTTCTTAATTGTTGCAGATATTATAGATTTCGTGCGAAAAAGCGGATGGTTGCCTGGACCTGGACGAGGTTCCGCTGCTGGTTGTCTAGTATCTTATCTTTTGGGTATTACTTCAATTGATCCTATGCCTTTTGACTTAATTTTTGAAAGATTTTATAATGCTGGTCGTAACACGGGAGGCAGAGTATCTATGCCAGATGTAGATATGGATGTTCCCAAATATGCTCGCGAACACGTTATTCAGTATATGAGAGATACGTATGGAGAGCAGAATGTCGGCCAAATGATTACATTTACGACCATGAAGGGACGTGGGGCAATTAAGGATGTTTTGCGTGCTTATGGCGGAATTCCTTTTGAAGAAATGAATAAAATCACTAAAAATATTATTGAAGAACAAAAGATTGCGGATGAATTACAGAAGATGAAAGAGGATCAGGGAGAATCTTCAATCATTAAATGGTGTTTGGAAAATACTCCTGATAAACTTTCTGAATGGTGTAGAATTGAAGATAGCGGAAAATTAACAGGCCCATTAGCACCTAGATTTGAACAAGCCATTAGATTAGAAGGTACTAAAACAGTTCAATCTAAACATGCTGCTGGGGTTGTTATTGCTCCAGAACCATTGGCGAATATGTGTCCCATGGTTTTAGATACAGAAAGCGGAAGACAAATAGCTGGTTTAGAAATGGAAGACTTGGAAAACGTCGGCGGAATTAAATTTGACGTTTTAGGAATTACTGCTCTAGATAAAGCTATGGGTGTTCAACAAGATTTATGCTTAGGAGAAATAAATGAAATTTCAAGAGCTTGATATAAACGACGAATTCTATGTCGTTGACTGGAAAAATCTAATATTAAACGATGTTAAAGAGGATACTGTTTTTACAAAGCTGAAAAAGCGTAATAAAAGCTGTTGTTCACCTGGATATAATTGCTCATGGGTTACGACAAAGCAAAATTTCACTATGATGGATGAATCAACTGAAGTAATTTTGGTAGAAGAAGATCCAGAGCCTGAACCTGAATCCGAACCTTTAAAATTAAAGAAAGAAATTATAATGAATTACGACACATCTGCTGGCGACCTTGAATTAGGTGGCATTTTTTATTACGAAAACAACGGATTATCTGAGTACGTAGTAACAAAAAAAAGACAGGGGTTGTTTGTAGTAGCACAAAATACAAATGATCCTAAAGATAGATTGTCACTTGATTGGAGTACGAAAGTAATATCAGGAGATTCTGAATCTCACATTGGTGAAATGTTGCCAAACGAACCATCAGTGAATATACTTACTGAAGAAACACTTGAACCTGAAGAAAAAGATGAAGAATATTTTTTAGGCGTTTTTAAGGATGTGCAAGAAGAAATTAAAGAAATGGTTGCTGGAAAAATCCAAGCTGAAGAAGCTGAAGAAGCTGAAGAAGCTGAAACCGAGGAAGAAAAAGAAGAAGAATAAATTTAATAAGGAATATATTGTGAAGAACTTTGTTTGTGTATACGATTTTGAAACTGATGGAAGTAATCCTAAAAAATGCGAGCCAGTACAAATTGCGGCTTGCATGATCAATCCAATTACTTTAGAGATTGTTGACAATTCAGAATTTTGTTCTTGGATGAGGCCTCAAGGTATAGATGAAAAAGATTATTTTGAAAAACATTGTGATACCATTCGTTGGCACGCCAAGAACTACACAGAGAATTATGACGACTTAACTCAGGAAGATCGCGATAAAGCTGATCAAGGCATTTACCAAACATGGTTGGATGCTCCTGAACAAAAGCAAGTCTGGGATGATTTCACAAATTACCTTTTAATTTATAATAAGAACCAGTCTCGTAGAAGCCGATTTACCGCACCTATTCGAGCAGGCATTAATATTAGACGCTTCGATAACGTGATTGCAGATCGGCTTTGCGAGCGGTTCGGATATATTACTAAAGAAGAAGAGCAAAAAATCTTTAATCCAAGAGATTGTATTGATATTATGGAAATGGCTTTCTACTGGTTTGAAAATCTGCCAGAGCCTAAATCATACAGTATGGACGAATTGAGAAAATTCTTTGGTATGTCTGGTCATGGCGCTCATGATGCTTTAAACGATGTTCGAGATGAAGCACTGGTAATCCAAAAATTCTTGAGATTGCATAGACGAACATCTTCTAAAGTAAAATTCAAAAATGCTATGGCATAATTTGAAAAATAGAGTATAATAGAAGTATACCTTTTATTTTATTTGGTTATTTTTTGTTGTAGGACTTTTGTAATATGATCGAGATTAAGAATGGTTATGCATATTTTGAGTGTGGCTGCAAATTTGAAGTTGAGGAAGAAGGGCCGCCAGTCAAGCTAAAGTGGGATTTTGATCTTCCTCTTAATTGCCAAAGAACTTGGGATTTAATTGGTGAAGGTAATACCAAAGGCGTATTCCAACTAGAAACACGATTCGGCCAACAATACGCTAAAAAGCTCAAACCAGAAAATATTGAGCAGCTTGCAGCTCTATCTGCAATCCTAAGACCTGGATGTATCCAATCTATTCGTGACGGTAAGAATATTGCCGAGCATTACATGGATAGAAAAAACGGTCTAGAAGAAGTTACAATCTCACATCCTGCTCTAGAACCTATTCTTTCGCCAACCTTTGGTGAAATGATTTACCAGGAGCAGGCAATGAGAATTGCCCAGGATATTGCTGGCTTTGATCTCCAACAAGCTGATGTACTTCGTAAAGCTATTGGTAAGAAAAAGGCCGACATTATGGCCAAGCTTGAAAATGAGTTTCTTGAAGGGTGTGAAAAACAAGGAATTCTAAATAAAGAAGAAGCCCAAGAGCTGTGGGATCAGATCGAAAAATCACAACGATATTCTTTTAATAAAAGCCACTCAGTATCTTATGCAATGAATGGTTATTTATCTGCTTATGCAAAAGCACATTTTCCAGCATCATTCTTTACTTCATATCTATGGTATGCCAAAGATAAGCAGAAGAAGTTTGATGAAATCAAATTACTAGTTGCTAATGCTAGAGTCATGGGTATTAATATCTACCCCCCAGATTTTAGATACGCCAATGAACATTTTAAACGTATCTCGAATTCTGTACCAGGACAACCAACATATAATCCTTATGATGACAAAATTTATTTCGGTCTTTCTAATATTAAAGGAATCGGGAAAAGCGCTGTCGTAAAAGTTGCTAATGCAATTTATCTTGCAGAAACAGCAATTAATCGCCCTCGCAAAGATTGGTCATGGACCGATTTTCTTGTATATTTTTCGCAAGATGTAGGTAGCACTGTAGTAGCTGGTATGATTGAAGCAGGAGCTTTAGACTATTTAAAAACAGCAAGAACGCAAATGTTATTTGATTATGAACAATATTCCAAATTAACAAATAAAGAACATGCGTGGATTAAGCAGAATATAAAAAATGCCAGTTCGCTAAAACAAATATTGGAAGAATCATTAAAACGACATGATAACCCTGATAAAAAAGTAAAGGGTCCGTGTGCTAATAAAAACAGAATACAGAAAATGAAAGACATTTTAAGCTTAGTTGTAAATCCGCCTTATGCTTTAAGGGATGCTCCCGATTGGATTGCTAGGGTAGAAGAAGCCAGACTCGGAATTTCCATTACTGCTTCAATTCTAGATGGTTGCAAAAATGCGGATCAAGCAAATTGCACTATTTTAGAATTTCAGAAACATAAGGAAAAAACTAGCGGAATTTTTATTGCTTGTCAAATCGACGAAATAAAAACCCATATTACTAGAAACAATGAACAGGAAATGGCTTTTGTTACTGTTAGTGACGGCGAATGCTCTATGGATTGCGTAATATTTCCAAATGACTGGGATGAAATTCGCAGTAAAGGAATTTGTGTTGCGGAAAATACTGTTCTTGTTAGTGGAGATAGATCAAGAAATAGCGATAGTTTGATTGTTAAAAAAATGTGGCAATTGACTTGACATATTCAGTTTTTAGAGTATATTATGATAAACTACTTCTATCAAAAAAAGTAAGTTTCAGACGGTTCTTATCTAAGATGGAAGAGAAGACAAAACCGTCATTTTTTATTTTTTAATTTTTGTTTTTTATTTTGGAGGAAAAGGTATGAACATTGTAGTTCTAAAAGGCAATCTCACCCGCGATCCTGAAGTTCGGCAAATCAATGCTGGTGGACGAGAAACGCAAGTCGCTAATTTTACGATTGCGGTAAATCGTCATTTTAAGCGTGCTGATGGAACTCGCGATAAGGAAACTACTTATGTAGATTGTGAAGCATGGGATACGGGCGCTAATACTCTAGGGCAATATTTCCATCGCGGAGATCCTATTTTAGTGCAAGGAGCATTGAAGCTCGACACTTGGGAGACTGATGGACAGAAGCGTTCTAAGTTGAAAGTTAGAGTAAATAACTTTGAGCGACTTTATCGTGCTCCCGAATCTGAAGATTCCGAATCTAATTTTCGTGATCAAAAATCAACACAGGCAGCGCCAGTTACGGCGGATTCAGGGGCTGCTGGAGAAGACATCCCATTTTAATGGGTGGTGATCTAACTAATGCTGCAACAGAACAACTAGACTCCATCATGGAAAATAATATGGGGCTAGTTGTTTTAGTTGCAAAATCTTTTAATCCACAGAATGAAGAACAGTTGGATGAGTTTGTTCAACTGGGGCGTATTGGTATGTGGAAAGCTATTAAAAAATACGATCCGTCTCGTGCTAAACTTTCTACTTTAATTTGGCTTTATGTGCGGTGGGAAATTTTAAGGCATCTTAAAAAAAATAATAAAAAAGAAATACAAATGGACGAAAATTTGTATTTAGAGGATAATCTAATTATAGATTCTTATTTTTGGGAATATTTACCTGAACAGTTAACATACAACGAAAAATCTGTTATTAACTTAAGATTGCAGGGGCATACGTTTTTTGAAATAGGAAAAGAACTTGGGTATTCTAGAGGTTGGGCTAACAACACATTTAAAACGGCTATAAGCAAGATTAAAAATGGAAATGAAAAAAAGAAAAAAGAGAATACTCATAGTAAATGAGGCCCATTTTCTATATACTGGATTTGCTAAATATGGAAAAGAAATTCTTAAAAGACTAGCTGCTACTGGAAAATATGAGTTAGCAGAACTAGGTTGTTATGGAGAAATGGCTGACGCAAGACTTCCAGTAAATGAATTAAAATGGAAATATTATGGAAATATGCCCGATACCTCCATGATAAAAAAGTCGCAATTAGCAGCGCCTAATAACAGACTAACTACAGCAGAACAGAAAAAACTGGAGGAGCAAAAAAAGCAAAAAGATATATATGATACTACAGCAGATGCCCCTTTTGGCAGATGGAGATTTGAACGTGTTTGTTTAGACTTTAAGCCAGATTTTGTTATTGATGTAAGAGATCCCTGGATGATAAAAGCCGTGGTAAATTCTCAACTGCGTGATTTTTTTCATCTTGTATTAATGCCAACTGTTGATTCTGCACCACAAAAACCAGAGTTTATATATGATTTTGAATCAGCTGATGGAATCTTAGTCTATACTGAATATGGAAAAAGAGTTCTTGAAGAACAGTCTGAAAAAATTAAAGTTTTTTCTTCAGCTCCTCCAGGCGTTGATATTAATCAGTTTAAGCCTTTACAGAAGGACAAATGTAGGGAACACTTTGGTCTTGATAAAGAAATGATCATTTTTGGTACTATTATGCGTAACCAAATGAGAAAACTCTATCCAGATCTTTTCGAAGCATTTAAAAAATACCTAGACCTGTGTTACGAAAACGGTAACGCAGAAATAGCAAAAAGAAGTTATTTACATATTCATTGTGGTTATCCCGACTCAGGTTGGGACATACCACAATTTATTAGAGATATGGGTATTAGTAATAATGTGTTGATGACACAGGTTTGTTCAAAATGTAAGAATCCGACAATGGGGCTTTTTAGTAATTTCCCCATATGTAAGTGCGGATCTATGTGTAGTTTTCCTTCTACAAGCATGGCAACAAGTGATGCTAATCTAGCACGTATTATAAATACGTATGATGCGTATATTCAATATTCTGTTTGCGAAGGATTTGGAATGCCTCAAGTAGAAGCTGCTGCCTGTGGAATTCCAGTTATGACTCCTAATTATTCTGCTATGGAAGATATTTTAAATTATTCCAAAGGAATTGAAATACCTATTAAAACAATGTTTTGGGACAACGGGACTCATGCAAAAAGATTGATTCCTGATAATGAAGTTTTCGGAAAAAATCTTTATGACTTTGCATTACTTCCACAGTCTGCAAAAAGGCATCTGGGTATATCTTCTAGAATAGCAACTGAAAAACATTGGAATTGGGATAATACAGCTAAAGTATGGGAAGATTATATTGATAATGCGGAATTAACTGGCCTTCAAGGAAAATGGGAAGAGACTCCTCCAAAAACTTTTTCAAAAATTCCAGAAACTGTTCCTGATAATTTATCCGATTCTGAGTTTTGCAAATGGGTTATTGTAAATATTGCGCAAAAGCCAGAGCTTTTAAATACATATTTTGAAAAAATAATGACTTTACGAATTATGTATCGACATCGCATCACCGACAGATCTGCCTTTTCAAGGCAAATGTTTATTGATCTATGCACAGCCATACATAGAAACTCTATTGATTGTGAATCAGGAAGAGTAAATCCAAATTCATTGTTACAGCAAGATTACATAGATTATGCTAATAAGTTATATGATCATGTACAGAAAGTTAATAATTAATGAAAAATATACTTTTTTGCGGTCCTTATAGACAAAAAGACGGTTGGGGCAATGCTTCTAAGGAATATCTTAGGGCTTTAAAGCTAACTGGTTATAATATAGCTGCTAGACCATTATATACAAACAGGGATATGTTTTATAATGACGACATCTCTTCTTTTGAAGATTCTAAAGAATTTTCAGGTTTGGAAAATAAAAACTATGATAGTTATGATATAATCATTCAACACTGTCTTCCTCATATGACTAAGCATTATGGAGGTGTTAAAAATATATCACTACTTCATTTGGAAAATACAATTAAGCACACCGAATTATATTATCCCCTTAGCTTAATGGATGAGATATGGGTATCGACAGAATTTGAAAAAAGAATGCTAGAAGAAAGTGATATTAAACAATCTATATCTGTAATTAAGCTGCCTTGTAATATTGAAAAATATGGCCACAAAACAAATATAGAATTTGGAGAACAGTTCAAGGTTTTAGAAAGCACTTATAATTTTTATTTTATTGGAGAATCTATTTGGAGAAAAAATCTAGACGATTTAATCAAAGCATTCCATGGAGAATTTAATCCAAGTGAGAATGTTTCTTTAGTTATAAAAACACATCATTTTGGTAAATCAGAACAACAAACCTTAAGTATAATTAAAGAAAAAATAGCTAATATAAAAAAAGAAATAAAGATGTATTACTACCAGAATATGCCTTATAAAAAAGAATTAATAATACCTGAACACATGCCTCAAAAAAAACTTTACGAACTACATTCAGTTTTGGATTGTCTTGTTGTTCCATCTAGGGGAGAGGGTTTTTGTATTCCAGCTTTTGACGCTATTATGCACGGATCAAAAGTTATAGCCAATGAGAATGCTGGATCATCACAATTTTTAAATGAACATAATTCTAAACCAATTAAAAGCTATAAAACCCCAATGATTTCTCCAGAAGAATATGTACCTCTCCATAATTTTTATAATAATAGAAATTACTGGCACCAAATAAGCGTCTGTGATTTAAAAGAAAAAATGAGAGAAGCATATGAAGAAAATAAAGATAAGGACGAATCAGAAGAAATAAAAAAACATTCTCGTGAAAATATTTTACCTCTTTATTCATACGAAAACGTAGCCAAAGAAATGTTGGAAGTATTATGAAAAATTATGTAGATCAGGTGAT